GATACTATCAAAAAAAGTAACCTTTGGGTTCCTGAAAGAACTTATGGCGTATGTATGTGGGTTTTACCTGACGGTAAACCTTTAATGGATGCAGACGGGAATGTTCTTTCAGCAGAAGGTTTTGTTGGAGACCCAGATATTGAAAGAAGAGTTCTTGAAGCAGGTATTTATTGGTCGGGTTCAGATGAGGGAGAGGTGGCTTGGGTTCATGGCGCAAGAAAAATCTCATCTTCTGAAAGAGATGACCAAGCAGATAGGCTTAACAACGGGCTGTTACCAGACCCATATGAAGATTTTTTTGACGGATTGAGGAAAAATGGAAGATAACAGAATGACACACATAGAAGATATTTCATCTTTAGATGAAATTGATGATATTAACTATTTTGGATTTGAAACATCAATTATAAATGATGACCCGTTTGCTAAAGTAAATTTTAATAACCTTTCTCCAAAAATGAAAAGGAAGGCTCAACGGTTAGCTAAAAAATATGAAGGCATTGACGGCGTATCTACAAAATATATTGATCCAGAAACACTTGATGGTTATTCTTTATACGATATTGTTAATCCACCTTATGATTTAGATAACCTTGCTGGGTTGTATGATTCTAGCGCTATTCACAATGCATCTATTGCTGCAAGAGTCATGAACACAGTTGGTTTAGGTTTTGAATTTGTTGAAACATTAAAAGCAAAAAGAAAAATTGAAAAAGCATCTGGCGATCCGGAAAAGCTTGCAAAAGTTCGTAAATTGATTCAAGATGAAAAAGAAAGATTAACACAAATTTTTGAAGACACAAATCAAGAAGAAACTTTTCTTGAAACAATGGTTAAAATTTGGCAAGATGTTCTTACGATTGGAAATGGTTATTTAGAAATTGGTCGCAATAATTCAGGAGATATTGGTTATATCGGACACATTCCTGGAACCCTTATGAGAGTTAGGCGTAAAAGAGATGGCTATGTTCAAATTGCCAGAAGTAATAAAATCTCAGCAGTCTTTTTTAGAAACTTTGGAGATTCTGAAACAGAAGACCCAATCAATACAGATAATAACCCAAATGAAATTATTCATTTTAAAACATATTCTCCAAAAAATACTTATTACGGTATTCCTTCTTCTGTTTCTGCTGCAGCTGCCATAGTTGGTGATAAATTTGCTAAAGAATACAATATTGATTATTTTGAAAACAAAGCTATCCCTCGTTATGCAATTGTTCTTAAAGGAGCAAAGCTTAGTAATAAATCAAAACAAGAACTGATTAATTATTTTAGAAAAGAAGTCAAAGGTCGCAATCACGGAACTTTAGTAATTCCTCTGCCGGCATCAATTGGTTCTGATAGTGATATTAGATTTGAAAAACTAGAAGCTGGCATACAGGATGCATCTTTTGATAAATATCGTAAATCAAACAGAGATGAAATTTTGGTCGCTAACAGAGTGCCTGCTCCGAAAGTTGGAGTGTACGATAATGCCAACTTGGCAGTTTCTAGAGATGCTGATAAAACATTTAAGATGCAAGTCATTGGGCCAGATCAATCTGTTATTGAAAAAAGATTGAACAGGGTTATTTCTGAATTTAGTGATTTGCTTGTTATGCAATTTAAACGCATTGACTTGATTGATGAAGATATTCAATCTAGAATTAATGATAGATATTTGAGAACAGAAGTTATTTCTCCAAACGAAGTTAGATCATCTCTTGGTCTTACTGAGAGAGCTGATGGAGATGTTCCTTTGCCGTTCCCAACAAAAATCAAGAAAGAACAATCTGGGCCAGGGGCTCCGGTTGGAAATTCTAATAACATCTCAGCTCAACCCCGTAATGCTCGTTCTGATACGCCAGAAGGCTCTTCAGACCCACGAGAATCTGGGGACCAAGCCGAGAGAGGCGAAGTACAAGATACCACAGGAGGTTCTGAATGAGTTACGAAAACGGAATTGTTTATTCCAACACCGCAGCTACTAGCACAAGCGGTACTGGCGGAGTAGTGTCTTTAAATAGACACACCAGTTGTATTCATTTTTATAATACACATGCAAGCACAGCTGCAACTGTAAAATTAAATGATGGCCCGCATGAGGTTATTATTCCGGCTAAAGATAGCGGAGGCGGTTATGTTGAAATAGAAGGTGACTACACCAAATTTCAAATTATGACTGCCGGAGTTACTTTGGCAGTATATGCAGTTGCTTAATTTGCATATATTAAAATAATAGAATATACTATAAAACACCATATGGATAAACTTAATTTTTCATTTCCAATCAACATGATTAAAAAAGAGCAACGGATTGTTTCCGGTATTGCTACAGCAGATAATGTTGATAAGTCTAATGATATTGTTGATTTTGCTGCGTCAGAAATTGCCTTCAAAAACTGGCAAGGAAATATCCGAGAGATGCATGCTCCAATTGCTGTTGGAAAAGCTATTAGTTATAAACCAATTAAAATGAAAGATGCTGACGGTAGAGAATATAATGCTATTGAAGTAGAGGCTTATATTTCAAAAGGTGCTGAGTCTACTTGGCAAAAAATACTTGACGGAACTCTTCGTGCTTTTTCTATTGGCGGGAAAATTATGAAAAAAGAGATTCTTGCTGGAAAACTTCATAACAATAGACCAATTAATGTTATTAAAGAATATGAATTGGGTGAATTGAGTCTTGTTGATAATCCAGCAAACGCTCTTGCAACAATTGATCTTGTTAAAATGGATGTTGATGGAAAACTTGGCTATGTTCTTGAATCTGATTTTCAAAAAGCAGAGAAGCCTCGTCTTAAGGACCCTAAAGGTGGTCTGACTGCTGCTGGCAGAAGACACTTTAAGCAAACAGAAGGTGCCAACCTAAAGCCAGGAGTTAAAGGGCCAGCTAATACCCCAGAAAAGATGCGCCGAAAAGGCTCTTTCTTAACTAGATTTTTTACCAACCCTTCTGGACCGATGAAAGATGAAAAAGGCAGACCAACAAGGCTTGCTCTATCGGCTGCGGCTTGGGGAGAGCCTGTGCCGCAAAATATGCAGGATGCCGCCAGGTTAGCTGCTAAAGGAAGAAGGCTTCTTGAAAGGTATAAAAACACTAAAAACAAAAGCTATTCTGTTGAAGATGAAGAAGAAATTTTACTTGAACTATTATTAGATTTAACACTACCTTTAGATGAAGAAAATTTAAATGAAGATTTTATAGATACTGAATTGCAAAATGATGTAAATTATGATAATGTTAAACCTATGGAAAATTCATTGACAGATAATAAACTGTCTCTAATTAAGAAGTTTATCAATTGGCTTACGCCAGAAGATAATTTAGGGCTAGAAAAGTCCGAGCATAATACTGAAACTTCAACCGAAGTGGAAGTGGATGTCAAACAAGTGGAGGAACAAGAAATGGATATTGAAGTTCTTAAAGAAGCACTTGGTTCAGTAATTGATCAGAAATTGACTGATTTCGCAGCTTCCTTTAAACAAGAAGTTGAAGAAAATGTTAATGCAAAGATTGAAGAAGTCGCCAAGAGCGTAGAAGCTCAGAAAGCAGAGTTGGCTGAGAAGTTGGAAGCAACTGAAAAGGCTCTGGAAGTTCAAACAGCAAAGGTTGAGGAATTCGCTCAAGCTGGTGCTGTAAAGAAAAGCGTTGACTCAGAAGATGAAGAAGATGTTCAACTTGTAAAGTCAGCACCTCAGTCATTTTGGGGAAACATGTATTTGCCACAGGGTTTAATTAATTCCTTGGGCTACAAGTCATAATAGGAGGAAATTACTATGGCAACACAAGAAGAAATCCTCGCTAAAGCTAACGAAGTAACTACGAGTGTCGTTGGCAATGCGTCAGGTGGTCTGCTTAACGCAGAGCAATCAAATCGTTTTATTGATTTCGTAGTAGATCAATCAAACCTCATGAAGAATGCTCGTGTTGTGCGTATGCGCACACCAACAATGGATATTGATAAAGTATCTGTTGGCACAAGACTCATGGCAAAAGCTACAGAAGCAACCGACACCGGTTCCAATGCAGCAGTAACTTTTACAAAAGTTTCATTGTCAAGCGTCAAGCTTCGTCTTGACTGGGAATTGAGCACAGAGTCTCTTGAGGACAATATTGAAGGTGCTTCACTTGAAGATCACCTTGCTCAAATCATGGCTCGTCAAACAGCAAATGATCTTGATGACTTGTTGATCAATGGTAATACATCTTCAGCCAATGCTCTTCTCAAGGCACTTGATGGTTTCACCAAGCTTGCACTTGGTGGCGGTGTAGTTGTTGATGAAGCAGGAAACAATGTTTCTCGCGCAACATACGACAGAGTTCTCCGCAACATGCCAACTAAGTACCTGCAACGCCGAAGCGACCTTCGCTTCTTTTCTGGTGCAGGTGTTGTACAAGATACATCGTTCAGCTTGCAGAATCCAAACTCTGCAACAGCAGCTACATCTGGCGCTCCAGCTCCAGGCTCAACATTTGGTGAGCAAGCTTTCATGAACGGCGCTATCCGTGCAAACGGTGGCCCAGGAGCAACTGGTCTTGCACCATACGGTATCCCATTGATTGAGATCCCATTGATGCCAGAAGCAGTAGCTGGTGATTACTCGCCAACATCTGGAAACCATGGCTATGTAGAACTTACATTCCCAAATAACAAGGTAATTGGCTTGCACCGTGACATTACGGTATATCGTCAGTTCCAACCAAAAACAGACACAATTGAATATACTCAGTTTATGCGAGTTGCAAACAACGTTGAGAATCTTGATTCTTATGTTATTGCAAAGAACGTAAAACTTCGTACACTCTAATTTGAATTAGATAGCAATTCATGGCGGGGCGGGGTAAACCTTCCCCGCCATAATTGTGTATAATTGATTTAATCACATATTGATGATAGGATATATTACATGACAAATAAAGAAAATGTTGTAAAAAGTGAAGATGTTTTTTCAATCAAAAAACAACCTGTAAAAAAAACCGTTAAAAAAGAAAATGTAGAAGAAAAAACAATTAAACCAGATATTAACAATAATGTTTTAATCTACTTTCAAAGCGGTGCCGGTTATGTTACACAAAGTGGTTTAAAGTTTTCAAAAGAAAACAGAATGGCAGAAGTATCTGCCGAAGAAGCAAATTTGCTATTAAGACTTCAAAACTTCCGATTACCTAGTGATGAAGAAAAAGAAGTGTACTATAATAGTCAGGAGGGTTAAAAGATGGCTGGCAATTTAACAAATTATTTAGAAAATAAACTTTTGGATCATTTCTTAGGGACTACGGCATACACAATGCCTTCTCCTGTTTATGTTGCATTGTTTACCGTTGCCCCAACAGATACCGGTGGTGGAACAGAAGTTACTGGTGGAAGTTATGCTCGTCAAACAGCTACTTTTACAGCAGCATCAGGTGGTGCAACATCCAACAATTCAAATATTGATTTTACAGGAATGCCTGCTGCAACAACAGTTGCAATTGCTCTGTTTGACAACCTTACATCAGGCAATATGCTTGTCCACGGAACTTTGACTACGAATAAAACAACAGATGCTGGAGATACTTTAAGAATTGCTACAGGCGATCTTGATATCAGCATTGACTAAGGAGATATCATGTTGCGAAGAGAATTTAGTGGCGCAGTACTTCAGACAACACTGACTTCTTCGCTATCCAACTCAGCTACTTCGTTTACAGTCGTAGATGGTTCTTCTTACCCGAACGGCAACAACCCATTTGTAGTTGTTATTGATCGTGGTTATAATACGGAAGAAAAAGTTTTAATTTCGTCTAGGTCAACCAATGTTTTTACTGTATCTCAAAGAGGATATGATGGAACTACAGCTGTAGCTCATAACTCTGGAGCATATGTAGATCATGTTCTTGACGCAATAGTTATACAAGATATGAATACAACAACTTATGATAATGAAGTTTTAGTATGGATGGGGGTCTAAATGGCTAATTTAATTCCTAAAAGTTTTTATATAGGGTCTGATGTCGGAGCCGGCTCCAATGTCTATTCAGTAGCAAATACTGTTGTTAACTATTCAATTATCAAAAACATTAATTTGTGCAATACGACATCATCAAATGCTGTTTGTAGCATTCATTTACTTGTGAACGGGGCAGCTGCTTCTGCAAGTAACAGAATTATTAGCAATGTTAATGTTTTGGCAAATAATGTTGTTTTCTACAATACATCAATAGTCGTACCTGCTAATAGCTCAATTCATGCAACACAGGTTACAGCAAATGCAGTAACATTTACGATTAGCGGTGTAGAGTATGCCTGATCTTAACAGGTCATTACTCTCTGAAGCAGAAAACGCAGATACCCTCGGTGGTTTAACCGATGTTACAATTACTGCTCCTGAAGAATTTCAAGGTTTAAGCTACAATGGAACACAATGGGTTAATAGTCATATTCCAGTTGTTTCGTATGTTAGAAATGCAGAAGCGAATACATTAACAACAGGCACTGCTGTTTATCTTTTTGGAGGCACTGGTGATCATGCTTCTGTTAAAAGAGCAGACAATGATGGTGATGCAACTTCATCAAAAACAATTGGTCTTGTTGCAGCAAATATTGCTACATCACAAAATGGTCCTGTTGTTACTCGTGGTTATGTTGATGGAATTGATTTAAGTACCGGCTATACAGAAGGCGATGTCCTTTGGCTTGGAGAAGATGGTGGATTTACTAAAACAAAACCAACAGCACCAGAGCATCTTGTTTTTATTGGTGTTGTAGTTAGAGCAACTAATAATGGTATTGTCTATGTTGCTACTCAAAATGGTTATGAGCTTGATGAGCTTCATGATGTTTCTATTTCTAATACTCTTGCATCTGGACAATTTCTTAAATATAACGGGTCTTTATGGGTAAATGATGTAATTGACCTTGGCACAGATACAGCTGGTAATTATATTGCAACAATTGCTGGAACAGCAAACGAAATTAGCGTTAGTGGTTCTGGTAGCGAAACTGCTGCGGTAACAATTGGTCTTCCAGCCAATGTTGTTATTGCT